GACCTTTTTTATAACGATATAACGTCCAATGTTCATATTTTTCACTCTGAACTGATTCTAGGTCATTAAATAAATTTAAGAAGCCCATCGGTTCTTTGATGTCAAAGATCTCAAACGTTTTATCCAAGGATCCAACAATCTTTGTTACAGATTTAAAACCAACTTTTTTAATTAAACCCAATAACTTCTCTTTTAAAGAAACGTTTTCTTTAATTAGTTTATATTGATTTTCGGTTATTATTATTTTCATCACATATTATTTATTATGAAAAATTTACACTTTTTAAGTTTATTACCCTAACATTAATATCCTTATTTGGGAATCTGATTTGATAAATTTGTGTTGGTTCAGCAAATATCGTATCATTTATTAATTCAATTTGTTTTGTTGATAAATCGGAATACCTTTGTGATGTCTGATATGACGAATATTGTCCTCCAACTTTATTGAAAAACCTTAAATCCGAAATACTCACAATTCCGTTTTCGTTCTGGATTATTCTTCTTAATTCAGATACGTTAACGTTTTGTCCTAATTGTCTATTTGTTGGACTAAAGAATGTTGTTACAATATTAATTAATTTTGATATGATAGCACCTTGGTTTTGTGTTGCGTCTAATACAACATCAACATCAACAGATAGATCAATTGGGTTTGCACTCTCAATTGAGATATAATCATTTATCATTCTATAGTTTGATAAATAATTTGATAAATTACTTTTTAGTGTATTTGATATAGTATCGGTTAAATTACCATTACTATCATAAGACAACATTTTAACTTTTATCTTATTGTTTTCTTCAGTTATCGCAACTTTTGCTGGAGCACCAAATTGTGACGGCATTGTTTTTATTATTGATTCATAATCATTAATTGTTACCGCTCTGTTTTGTGCTGCAAAATTAAATGAAACCATTTGTCTTACGTCTTCAGTTGTTGGTGCGTTCGCCCCTCCTATTGCCGCTGTCACGTTATTACATCTTAATGTATTAATAACACTTTTATTAATTGTTTCTGATGGTCCATTAACAAAAAACGAAACAGTACCAATCTGTGTTATCACATTTGATCCAAGGTTTGTTGATTGTCCACCACCAATTCTGTATTGAATAAATAAAGTAGAATTTGACTTTAACGCCGCACCTAGTGCTAGATTGTTTGAGTACTTATTCAAGTCAAATGAATTACCAGTTCTTGCAAATTCTCGTAATTGTTCTTCAGCCGAAACATTACCACCACCAAATGTCATTTTTAGATAACCTTCTGGTGTGTATTCACTAATGAACTTAGTGTTAGTTGTGATATATTTACCTACTTTAACACCAGGTTGGTCTGACACTTTTGTTGGGTCCTCAATGAATACTCGGTCTTCAGCCAACGCTTTAACCTCATACCATCTATTGTCCAATCCAAGAAATTCTTGAGGTTCAGGTATTGTAGTGTATTGTGTACCATCTTTTAATAAAACACTTGTTATTCCCAAAACATTTTTTTCTGGTAAGAATAATTCAAAATAAGGTTTTACATCATTTGGTGTAATAACTCTCTTAAATACCTTTGTTGTTCCATTAACAACAACCTCTCTTTTTGTTATTGTATAATTTAAAATCTTACCATTTGAATCAAAATTTGGTATTTTCAATCTATTTGGTGAACCTTCACCATTTAATGGTGATGCAAAATCAATATCATAAACAGTTTCAAATGGTTGTCCAGCACCAGATACTTGTGATCCTCGTCTTAATATACCACAATATCTCAAATCTTCTTTATCACCAAAGGCTGGTACTGTAATTGAGAAATCAACTAACGCCACAGAAGGTCGTTGCCCAGGGATTTTTAATCCGTATGTTCTTGCTATGTTATAAATTGATGATTTTTGTTGTGCGTATTGTAATACCGTTTCTTGAATACTTCTATCTATTTGGAATTGTAGATTGTCGGTTACCGCCGCGTTCAAATCCATTAAAACAGAAAAAACACCAGCATCATTAAAATTCTGGATTAAATCCGGATAATACGTTCGTGTAAAATTTATTAATTCCGTTCTAATCGTTTGGAAATCCCTAACCGTATATGAAATCTTTTTCTCTGCCATAATTATTAAATATTAATAATAACAAAATCTGTACTTTCAAACGCTTGATTTGTTACCCTATAATTTATTTTTATTCTTGCCGTATGTTCTTTTTCACCAATACCTTGTACCGTATATTCTCGTTCACCTTGTGAATTAATAAATGTACCTTTATTTTCTTCACCCTCAGAAGCATCTTTAATTTCAATATTTAAAATTTGAATCCCAGGTATGTATTTTTCAACAGAGTCCCTAATTTCAGATTCAACATCAGCAAACGTTGGCCCGTCTAATGGTTCAAAAATATATTCATATAATCTCGTACCAAAGTCTGGTAAAAAATATCTTGTTCCTTTTCTGGATAATAATAAATGCACCAAATCAGTTCTAATTTCTTCATCCGTAGTGTCAGATAAATCTAAATAACGTCCATTAAAAGAATCTCTAAAAGGAAAATTTATCCCATATGTTACACCATTTGCCATATTTAATAAATATAATGGTTGACTGTTTTATATCAAGAAAAAAGATGTTGTTGTGTTCTGGAACATTCTCAAATATTTATATAAAAGACAAATTGTTAAAAAATGTTAAAATTTACGTTTGTTTTAGTAATATATATATCTTTGATGTATTAACAATTTAAAAACCAAGTATTATGAAAGCAATTATTTTTATTTTATGTCTGTTATTTACAACTTCTGTTAATTCACAAGTTATTAAAATTGAGGTGTCCGGTGTTATTGACACATATGGTTATGACACCAGTGTTTTTAATCTTATCAACAACGACAGTTTAGTTTATGAATACAGAAAAGTTAATAGTACATATAACATTGATTTAACAAACAAGTCATACACACACATCAAAAACAACGTTGTTTTGAGTGAGGGTGAAATTACCTTTGATGATAAAGATGGTGTTATCTTAGTTAAGTTTTTAATAGAGGGGTATAATATTTGGATGGTTATTAATGCCGATATTGATAACGAACAAGTAACTTGGTTTTCAAATACAGATAATTTTATTGAGTTAACCAAATTCTCAGACTTTATAATTGTAAAAGATTCTTAAAATTAAAAACCCATCAAAAGATGGGTTTTTTTTATTGTGGTTTTGTTGGTGTTGCTGGTGTTACAGCAATCGGTGTAATCGTTGATGATAATTGTGAACCAGTGCCGGCAATAAATGGTGTTATAGTAAAAAATCTTGTGTCTGTATTTTGTGGGTTTGCTTTAGTTACCCAACTTGAGTATGGTGTCTGATCTTTTGCAACCATACCAAAAGTACCAACAAGTGGTGTTAGTCTTTGTTTTACTAAACCAAGGTTTTGTAAGTCTGTAACTGCACCACCTTGTAATGTGAATAAACTTACACCTTTTCTTATTGCGTTAACACCATCTGTAACGGTGTAATTATTCTCTTGGTCACTTTCATTAAAGTTAGTTTTAATTGGTGTCTTCCAAACCCAGATTGTATTAGTACCATTAAAGTATATTGACCCAATAATATATTCAGAAGCAATAGCACCAGGACTTGTTATGTTGGGGTTTTTAAACACAACAATAGTTTTACCAACCATACCATTAATATCAGTACCCAAATATGTTTTATACGCATTAATTACGTCTTCGTTTCTTGCGTTTTTAGGTAATGACGTACCCATAAGTTGATTTAAACGATCCAATGTTGGGTTAGGTTGTGTCGCTGGTTGTGTTCCTGCGGCTACCGGCGCGACTACTGGAGTTGCTGGTTGTGCTGCTGGAGTTGCTTGTTCACCTAAAAATTCTCTAGCAATTGCACTTTTGTGCATACCAAGAATTCTTGATTTTTCTTCTTCTGTTATTAAGAATTTTTTCATTATTTATAATTTACATATATAAATATAGTAGTAACAAAAAAAAACCACTAATTAGTGGTTTTTTTATATTTTAAGATGAACATCCAAAACATTCAAAGTCAGAATTTTCGGGTTTTGGTGGTAAATTAATATTTGTATAATTTATTTTTGGTTGTTCCTGTTTTGGTGTTTCTCTTTTTGTAATGTCTACAGCCAAATGTTTCGCCCCAGTTGAGATAGCCTTTGTTCTAACATAATAACACAATGTTTTTAAACCACTTTCCCAAGAATGGAAATGTGATGATGTGATTTTTGATAGTGTTGGGTCTGCCATATAGATATTCATTGATTGTGATTGATCAATAAAAGGTGCTCTATCTGTTGCCATATCAATAAGTTGTTTTTGTGATATCTCCCAAATTGTTTTATATTTTGGTATTAGATGTTCAATTCTTTTTACCTTTTTAATATAATTTTTATCTTCTGGATCAAGGTAATTATTGAAATTAATGTTCTGGATTGACCCCTCGTTCATAATAATTTCATTCTTTAAATCCTCACACCATATTCCAATTTTTTCAAAATCATTAATTAAATACTTGTTGACAATCGTAATTTCACCCCCAACAACACGTCTATTAAATATTGCGGAATGTGCTGGTTCTGTCATTTCATATGAACCGGTAATTTTTGCCGACGAGGCTACGGGCATCTGAGCAGTAAATAGTGAGTTACAGACACCGTATTTATTAACGTTTTCTTTTAATGTTGACCAATCCCAAAATAAACTACCCTCATTTAACCCCCACATATCAAATTGAAACACACCTTGTGACATCGGTGACCCATCAAAATAGTCATATGGTTTATATTTACCCTCAATACATAGTTGATTACTTTCGTAAATCGCACCATAGTATATCGTTTCAAATATTTCTTTATTAAGTCGTTTTGCTTCTTCTGACGTGAAAATATAATCCATTAAATAAAAAACATCCGCAAGTCCTTGTACACCAATAGCAATTGCTCGTTGTTCTAGACCACCCTTTCTACCTTTTTCTGTTGAGTAGTTGTTTATATCAATTACTTTATTTAGTGATCTCACAACCTTTCTAACTTCTTGGAATAATAACTCGTGGTTAAATTTACCACCTTGTATAAAATTCTTTATAACCATTGATGATAATGTACAGATCGCTGTGGTTTCCTCGTTGGTTACTTGGAAAATTTCGGCACACAAATTAGATTGTTTAATAACCCCAATGTTTTGATGATTGGTTTTTTTGTTAGCACTGTCCTTAGCACATAAATAAGGAATCCCAGTTTCAACTTGTGATTCAATGATTTTTGACCATATATCTTGTGCCTTAACTTTTTTACCTAAACCTAAACTAACCGCCTTATTATAGTTTGTTTCATATTCATCACCATAAGTATCTTGTAATGGTTTTATACCAGATTTAATAATGTCACTTGGACAAAATAGATACCAATCACCATTATTCTTAACCGCTTCCATAAAATTATCTGGTATCCAAAGTGCGGTGAATAAATCACGGGCTCTTAGTTCTTCAGCCCCTGTGTTTTTCTTAATTTCCAATAAATCAATAATGTCTTTATGCCAAGGTTCTAAATAAATTGCCGCGGATCCTGGTCTACGACCTTGTTGGTTAAAAAATCTTAACGATTCATTAACGATTTTAAGGTATTTTAATAAACCACCAGCATAACCGCCAGATGTTGATATTCTACTTTCTTTACTTCGGATATTAGACATTGCCAATCCAATCCCCGCGGCATCAGATGAAAATGTTGAGATATCTGTCAATGTATCCAAAAGACCTTGTCTTGAATCCGCATTATTATAATGTAATACACACGACGCTAATTGAGGAACTTTTGTTCCAGAATTAATCATAATTGGTGTTGCCTTGGAGATTAACTGTTTTGATAATGATTTATAATAATCA